GCGAAACGTGGAACACATGAACCACGAGATAAGCTTTGGAGGATCAACCCCACTGAAAGTGAAACATACTTCATCAACTTGATCGGGAAACATGACTGGCCCCTAACTTACTGCGGATCTGGTGGCATTGTGATAAATGGTTGTAACCCCGACTTCATCCATAAGACACGAAGGAAAGTAGTGGAGGTCTACACGGGAGTTAAGCATCTTGAGAAAGGCGAACAGTACGCAAAGGCAGGTTACGAATGTCTTTTCATCAGCACCAGGCAAGCGGAACGATCCATAGTTAAGGAAGTCCAGCGATTCCTACGATCCGATCTCTAGTAGCACTAGCATACATCTGCACGACGGATGGAGATTCACCATCCATAGCGAGTAATCGATTTGCGTGGCATACGGAAACATTCTCTCAATCTCCGCTCCATCAATAATCATCTTATCAAACTTCATGCAGACATCACACGTTTTATCATCCGTCACCGCGACGAACATGTAAGAATAAGTTGCTTCTAGGAGGCCCAACGCCTCGGCCAAGAGGCCAAAACCCGCCTTTCCCACTACTTTCGCACTACTTTCCGTGTGATGCAACAAGCGCCCATAGGCACTAGATCTCTTCCCCACGTGAACCACGGAGATCCCGTGCACTCCAACGCTTTTTCTCCTAAGTAAACTTGAAATGTTAATCTTGATCGGCTGGGATACTGAAGCAACAGCTTTCCCGTGGACGCGACTAGACAAGACCTTGCGATCCAAGAGGCCAGCTTTTAGCTTCACATTCTCCTGCTGAGGCCTGATGACGACGCCGCTGAGCCCGATCCTTCGGAAGATGCTGAAGGGGACACTGTAACCCCACTGCCTGGCAGGAACAGAAACTCCTTTTGTTTTGCTGAAGGTATCTGATAGACCAAACTTTTCCGTGAAGGTTCTAAAGATTGACTTTGCCCTACTCTTCGAGTCTGAGAGCCCAAGTTTCTCGGTGATTTCCCTGTAAATCGACTTAGCCCTTGTTCTAGTGTCTAATTCGCCTAATGACTCTGTGAACGTGCGGTATATTGATTTTAGCCTTGTTTTCACATCTAAACCACCAAGCAACTCGGTGAATGCTCGATTGATGGATTTAGACCTAGTTTTCGCGTCTAAGGCACCTAGTTTCTCCGTTAGCGCCCGATGGACTGTCTTTACTCTAGTCTTCACATCAACGGAGCCAAACAACTCCGTCAATGCCCGGTGAGCTGTTTTGGCTCTAGCTCGTGAATCCAAGGCGCCTAGTTTCTCGGTTAATGTTCTGTGAGTTGTCTTGGCTCGGGTTCTGCTATCCAGAGCACCGAAGATTTCGGTGACTGTTAAAAAGTGCGCTGTCCCGCCAGATGACCAGGTGAAGTTTGTTATTCGGCTGTTGCGGGTATTTGAACCATGGTAGAAATAGTAGGTCGTAACCACCCAATCAACGTCTGTGAGCGTGCATATCAGGTAATAATAGACTGTCCAAGTTGCAGCGTCAAGTTTGCCGGCTCCCAACTGCTCAGTGCTAAACGTCCGCCTAAGATTCGCAGGCGCACTCGTGAGACCGCTGTAGAGTTTAACAACTATCGAGTCCGTTGATGCCAAGGCCGTTTCAGGAATCGCCACAGTCGCGCTGTAGTAGCCATCGCCGGGGGTGGAATAATGTACCACGGCTGACACACCGCTCGTAACCTCCGTTTCTGTCCCGTTGCTTGTCCGCTTGTAAACGCGGATACCCCAGTAGGACTCATCAGTAGCATAGATGTTAGTGTGAGAAGATGACTGCGCGGTGAGAAGTTTGTAGGCGAGTAATCCGTTTACGGTGGCAGTGTCACTACGGAAGTACCGTGTTTCCGCTCCCGTGCTTTTCCCACTCCACAAGGCAAGACTTGCATAACGTTATTTTTCTAGGTCTACCCAGAACGTCAACCGCGTCAACCTCAGTCACAAAGTCAACCTCTCGGAAGCACATCATACAGAAATTCATGCCAAGCTTCTTGATCAAGATCTCAAAGAACGAGCGAATCCCAGTTATCCGTTGGCAGAAGTGCTTATCAAGCTCAGTTACTGTGTCCTCAGACACATAATCACCTCGCAAACTATTTTTTGACGCAATATAGTCTAGGTTCCCTGCTTCATCTGCGTCTTGCACGTGAACGTTAGAGTATCGCCCAAGTCCCAATTCATCGGCTCTGCCGCAAAAGTCTGCCTCCACAACATCGAAACTGTCACACCAGCCGCATCGTAGAACACGCCTACCTCCGTTATCTGGTCCGTCCCCGTCAAAGTCGCATCAATCGCCTGAGAAAACACGGCTACTAACTGCGCCGTATCGTTCGTCTGCGTAACGGTAATTCTTGTGCCAGTCCCATGTTGCCTAACACCTCTCTGGGTACCTAACGCGGTATCTCCAACCACTGCGCCTCCAGTGCCCGTTCCAATCGCGACGTAATCATAAGCCGTCCCACCAACGTCTGTGAGAAGTAGACCAGCCATGTTCGCCATCCCAACAGCAGTGATTGCCCGATGCTTCTTTAAGTGAAGCCTCCGCAAGAGCCTGTTCAATCGTGTATCTGAGCGCCCTTGATTAATTATTTTTCCGTTCTTATCTCGGTGAACCCACTCGATCTCGTCAACAAATCCAAATGATTCTTTCTTTTCAAACATTCAAATCACTCGTAAACTTCCTCAGCCTCCACGGTCACGTCCGCGTGCAAACCCTTCCTCAGCTCCACCGGAGGCGTCCAAGTGAACAAGACCTCACACACTTCGCCAGGCTTCAAAACACCAGGACTCTTAACCGCGACGTCAGGGTCCGAACATGAAACCCTGATCTTCCTCAGCAGACCTTGACTATCGTTCTTCAGCCACAGAGACACCGAACCGCTCGTGCCAACTTCTACCTCACCGAAGGTAACTGCATCCTTAGCCTCGACCCTGCAATCTCTGTCCTTGAAGAGCTTCACTTCAATTCCACTCTCCTAGGACGGCTTACTCTTCTTCCGAGGCGGCTTCCCGTAGGGACGCGGGCACCGAGGCACTAGGTCTCACCAGCCAATCGCTTCAAAGCCTTAATTCTCAGTTCCTCAGCCTCACTCCGCGCCAGGAGCTGCTTCTTACCAGCAGCAGGCGCACCCACCACCACAAGATTAGCATTCATCACCGTACCCACGCGAGCATCATCAGGATACCCCAGCTGCTTACTAGCCCACTCCGGACTCAACACGCCATGCTCGATCTCCCCACAGAACTTCTTACTCAACTCGAACTTGTCAGCCTCCTTCAGCGGCCGCCAAACCAACTTCACGTCAGAAACACCAGCCAGCGTGAAGATCTCGCTCTCGTGCATGCGCTTCAGACACCGCTGATAGTCGCGGATCTCGCCCTCGAGCAGCCGCTCCTGGTACTCCGCAGTCGCCATCGTCGACGTCCCACCAAACCCAAGGGCCACGTCGGGCACGCCAAGCCCAGCAACCTCGTTCTCCCTGAAATGCTTAAGCAAAGGCTCAATCGTCTGACGACCACCAACCGAAGCCGACTGGTAAACCTCCTGAATCGCCAAGATCCCATCGTGGAAAAGGTCCTCGCCCGGCTGACGGTTCAGCACGGCCGCCTTCTGCTTCTTAAAAGTCTCCTCGCTAACAGGGTTATCCTTGTCCCCAATCTGGATCGCAAGCAACGGATCCGCACGCCTACGCGCTATGAGAGGCAGCTTCTCCTCCATGTACAGCATCGACTTGATAGTTGGCAAAACGTTCCGCAGCGTCGACGTGCCAAACAACTCGAAAGGCGCGTCATCAACCTTCAAATGCACTATCTCCTCAGGCTTGAAAACTTCTCTCCTCCCATACTTGCGCTCGTAAACGTACTCAAAGATCTCGTCTTTGCTATCAAGTTTGACTCCCATCTTTACAGGGTTCAAAGCCCTAAGCCTCTGCACGCCTGCTTCCTTGATCTTCTGCCAGTACATGTTCCCGAAAACAAGAGCCCATAAGCTACCATTGCGGATAACCGTGTCAGCCTTCAACTGCACAAGAAGATCGTCAACCTTCTTCTTAGCCGCGTCATCCTTAGCTTCAAGATCGTATCCCATCTGCCAAATCAAGCTATGCTTAACCACGACGGCACGGTGCACGAAGGGAATATAGTTAAACGCGTCAAGATAGTCCTGAAAATCGCCAAAGTCCTCGGGATAAGTCGCGCCCGAAACCGTTGTACTAACCTTCGCGGCCGTCGCGGGATTAACCGACGCCTCGATAAGCTTGCATTCTAAGAGGGTTTTGCGTATCGAACCATAGACCTGCTGAGGTTGGTCACTACTTCCCACAAGAACAACCCGTGGAGCTTCAACGCTGCCCTGCCTGGCTCCTGGAGAACCGGTCTCCACGATGCCAACAAGCTTCTTCTTTTCCTCAACCTTCTTCTTACGCGACCACATTCCTATTTCTCGCTTCCAACCTTACCGAAATCAATAATTCCCGACACAACGGGATGCTTCACAGCGCCAAAAACGCCAAGCGCGACACTCCAGAACACGTCATCATGTCCATTCTCCGGGTGACTAAACTTCACGTGCCCCGTCTTCAGCAACTCGTACCTCTCAACGTTCAGCTCAGCCGTCAAATCAAGATCCCTCGGCTTGTTAGCAGGAACATATGGAATCCGCACGCCGCCAGCACGCATCCTCTCACGCAGAATCGTCGCCATCTCCTCTTTGCTTTGAAGAGTGAAGAACACACCGGTAACGTTGCCAAGCCCGCACTTCTTCATGTCCTCAACAATGTAGTCCCCAACACCCGTGCAGTCAACGTACACCTGCCGGATCTGTTTCCAGCGGTCCACGATGCTCTTGATGTAGCCAATCACACTTGCGTACTCGGTCTTCAGCGGAAACCTGTGAACATGAACAAGCCTCAAAAGGCCATCGTTACTTCGCTCGAGCACAGAAACCACGCTCGCATCCTGATGTTTGCCAAGGTCACATCCCACATAGAACAGGCCAGACGCAACATCATCGAACTCTAGCAGATTCAACTCGCTCTCAATGCACTGCACGATAAGGCTCTGGGTTAGCCAAGCATCCGCGTCCTCAACAAACTCCGAATAGAACTCGCGCCTAAACCGCTCTTCCGGCAGCTCCTCGCGCATCTGATCAATGAAGCTCTGCTTAATCAAGCCAGACCTGACAACGTCCTCGCAAGTCACAACATGCTGCTTGAACTCTTTGCTATTGCACATGCGGTAGAAGACACTATCGCGACTCCAGGGCGTGCTCGAGGCGATAAGCGCGCCGTCAGTTGTCGCCAGCATCGGGTAAAGCACGTTGTAAAACACCAGATCGTCCTCGTGGAAGAACGCCGCCTCATCGCAGATCACCTGGTGCGCCGTGTAGCCCCTAAGCAGTTGAGGACTGTTAGGCAAAATGATTATTCGAGAACCATTCTTGAACCTGATGACCGTTCGCTGCTGCTTCTCCACAAGACTCTGACGAGTTTCAAGCGGAAGGCCAGACACGTAGTCCTGAACCCTGTCGCCCATAATCATGCTCTGACGAAAACTCGGAGCAACAATCAAACTCAAAGTCTTATCATGCGTTAACGCGAACCACAAAGCCCTAAGTGCTATGGTCGTCGTCTTGCCAGCCTGACGACTCCAACGCACCACGATACGCTTGTTCATGTCCCGAAGAAGAAGCGCCTGATACTCCTTAGGCACGAAGCCAAAGAGCGCAGTGACAAACTCTACCGGATCCTCAGGCAACTGAAGCGTGGGACGCGTTCCCCTGCTTCTGGCCTCCTCCAGATCCTGCTTCAGCTTCCTTACTCTTGTTTTGCCTCTTGATCTCATCAACAAGCAACTCTAACTTAGCTAGATCTTCCTCAAACTGCTTCTCATCGTACTGAGTCGCCAAGTGCCCCATAATCGCGGCAATGTGAGCCGCAACATGCGCCCACATCTGGCGTTGCTTCTGAGTAATCAGCACTTTATCCTTGCCAAACCGCTGCCACTGTACCTCGCCACTCGCAATCGAGGTAGCCACCGCGAAAAGCTTATCCAACCGCTCAATAGTCTTGGTCCTGAGACGCTGAGTATCAAGCTTCACAAGCTGCCGAAGCTGAAAAATTCGTCTCCCAACTAGAACTAGGAGCGCTTGTTTACCCGTCATAGTTCCGCCTTAACCATGTTTTTCTAGGCCTCGTAGAAGGCGCTTTTGAACGAGACAAACGTCTCACGATCATACAAGCCACGACCCAAGGCATCGTGAAGCACAGTCCCAGAGTCGCACGCAGCAAGATGCTCAACGAAGAGAACCGCTCTGTTGACGTCCCTGACTACTCTCCTGCAGGGCGGAATCTGCCTAGTAGCCACGACGTCGCCATTCTCAAGCCTACGAATAGGCCTAAACCTAGCGGCATCACGTCTCAAAGTAGATGGACTTTTACTCAAAAACTCGATTCTCCAACGTTGTCCAGGCTCCTGGACTCCGCACGATGGCGCACATCGCCCAAGTGCCGGCAAACAAACACAGTTACTCAATAAAGAGTAGTTACGCGTTTATAAATATTCAGAACAAGGCATCGTCAAAAACGCTGAGATGCGTCGCAAAATACCAAGCCGCACTCCAACACTGCCGGCAACGCGGCTTCGACAACTGCTCACAATCTAAACAGAAATCCCTAATCACTTCTCGCCGTCCCTAACCTTCTTAAACAACGCAAGCGCAGTATCCGCGTCCTGAGCCTTAACAAAAATCCCCACGTGAAACGTCAACGTCTAATTCTCAAGCGAAATAATGGTCTCCTGACTAGCCTTCTTCCTCTGCCAAAACTTCCTCAAGTCTCCTTCTCCTCCAGCGCATCCTCAATCTTCTTAGCCAAGCCCTCTTCCTGACCCCACACCTCGAAGCCGAAGCCCGTCAAAGCCCAGTGCCAGCCACGCTTCTCAACAAGGCGCTCCCCAATCTCCTTCATCATTCGCCTATTCATCCGCTGAATTCTGCGAGTCACCTGGTGACGCCTCACGTTGTAGCCACCAAGTTTGAAAGAGACGTCCTTCGGCAGCACCCCACGAGACCCAGCCTCATGCAGGATCTCCAAGATCTCCACGTCAACCTCGTCGCCGCAAGCAATACGCTGAATCATAGGCTTCTGAAAATTAAACAAGCCCTTCAAGCCAGCGCAAATAGTCCTCTGCATCAACTTGACCTCTTCAATGTCTCTTCGCATCTCCTTGATCAGCTGCAGAGTGTACTTGATCCTGCCCACTTTGGCCTCTTGTGTACGCTTTTTTCGTGGTGTCTGAACGGTTTCAGCGGGTGCTTCCATGATGTCATGCACACTCCCAGAAAACAGCGATGTATAGGCACGTTGTATTATGGCCTCCATGGTCTACATTAATAGACGTCGAAACACAACATCTTGAAAAGCATGGACTTTCAACATACCCCAGCATACCCTCAAGAAAGCGGTTTGAACATGCCCCAGCAGACGAAAAACGCTCAGCTAACATAGTCTCCAAGCCCCCTCTGACCCTCCACACCAGCCGGATCCACGCGCTCCTCAGACCCCAACAGCCGCTTCAAAGCACCAGTCAACTCCTCCAAGTCCACGTGCAACGCCTCAAGCTGACCCTCCATCTTCTTCACGCGCTCAGGCATAAGCAGATACTCAACAGCATTCTCAATCGTGAAATGATCAATCTCCCCGACGCCTTCGCTTCGATCAACCTTACACTCGCCAGCGCTAAGCTCAAAATACCTACTAATGAACTCCGCAACAGGATCATCAACAGCAATATGCGGCCTACGACAAAGCTTTCCCTCACCAAGCCTACACCCATACTTACTCATCAACGCCCTAGCAGTACGGTCCGCGCAAGTCCTAGCCAAATCAAGCAGCTCCACAGGGTTCCGACCATACAACGTCTCCACATACACGATAACCGAAGAAGGCGTACGCTCCACAGTCACACCACCCTCCAAACCCAACAAAGCCGTCCAATTCATTTTATGAACACGACGCCAATCAACAGGCCAAACCCCATCAGCAACAAGCCCAAAACGGTACTTCGCACAATGCAAACGCCAAACACCACTACCGAAAAGCACACCTTCACTCCCACTCAGGAAAGCTGAACCCTCCCTAGTGATCGTGTAGACAACGATGTTGCTGCGCCTCTGCCGCCTGATGAGACCTGCCTGCTCAAGCCTCTTCACATAGTAAAACACATGTGGTTTGCTGAAGCCCAACATACGAGCGATCTTCGCAGGATAGTTCCCAGCCTCTAGATAGCGGAGAATCGGGAGAATGCGCGTCCTGATCGTCTTGTAGTTCACTTTAACTTTTAACTTCGAACGACCAAAACTTTTACTCCTCTGAGACCTAGCCAAGAAAATCACCTAGGTTTTCTTCAGCGCCTTGAACTCTTCTTCCGAGTAACCGAAAAGCCCGTCATCATCCAAATGCGGATCAACAAGCCTACCTTTCATCTCAATCCACGCGTAAAGAAGCCCGAGGAGAGTGACCCTGCAGCCCTTACAGATCCTGAGGCCAAAGCCCTTCTCACGCTGCTGAGTATCGTACAAGTCAATGAAAAGTGGGCTAACCTCTTTAAGATTATACAGGCAACTGATGAAAAGTGTTCTTCGATCGTCTCCTTTCGTTCCGCAGACCTGGCACGTGTCCGAGTCCAGACTTTCCCAGCGCTTCTTATCCTCAAGGCGTTGCTTCTTTGTCGCCTCTATCAACTTTCTCAATGAAGACAATTACTTCCCCACCTACCCTTTCTCAGAGCCGAACCACTTCAGAAACCATGCGCGAATCAAATCGTTATGTTCCCTTTCCAATGAGTATTGAAGGTCTACTCGTCCCTTGTTTTTTTCCATCACCATTTCCCATGTTGGAAAGTCTTTGCGAGCCTCATCAATAATTCTGTCAATTTCTTCCAATTCTTTTTTTAATCTCTCCGATTTTCCCTCACTTCTTGGAATAGTATAACCCTCTTCAAGAATAGCAAGTGCTATAGACGGCATTTTCACCCAAATTTTCTGTTCGAGTTCGCCTTCACTCATTTTTCAGGCCTCACCTATCCTCATGCTACTGCAGAAAGGGCAACACGAAATCCGCAACTCCGGTTCGAAACCGGTAGCCTGAGACGACCTTGAAAGGAACTGCCCTGGCTTAAGCTGAGACAGGCGCTTGTTGAAATCAGGGTCCTTGATAACTAGGGTTGCTGGGATCTCGACCCTTTCCCTGCACTCATCACACACGTACTTCTTGCCAGACATCAAGAACCCTCCTTTGGCACTCCAATGATCCTGCGCAGCCTTTCCTCAGTCATCTTTGAATCAGCCAACGGCAGCGCAACTAACTCAGAAACCCTATCCAATCTAGGTATGACAACGTCCTTCAGCATCGTCTTCCCGTCAATGCCTAAAATGTACGGCAAGAATACGGTGGTCTTGTCGAACCCCATTAGATAGGCGTTTTCAAGGTTCTTCTGCAGAAACCAGAACAGAACGCGCATGGAGATTCTCCAGTCAACCACGTCAGGCTTGCGATATCCCTTCTTCCATATTCTCGGCGGTTCAAGGCGAATGACCTGCTGCATTCCAAACTCTGGCGGTAACTCAAACGTCACTGCCACCTTGTTACTAGGAATATCCCACTCCCAGCCTGACTTCTTAACGCCCCACCTTGCGAGTAAACCGTCAATCTCAGCCTTCGTAGTTGCTGGCTCTATAGTGGTTCCCTTGTATGGCACAAGTTTGTCATTCGTGTAAATCTTCGTCAAGAAGATGGAGCCTCCAGCTCGAGTTGTTTCTGCCCGAATATTGGGAGTCCCTGCCGTCTAGCCTTGAACCTCTCGAAAAATCGGCTTTTGTAATAGTCCTTCTCAAGCAACTTAGGCCAACGAAGCACGAATGCACCCTTAACACGTTTTCCGCGTCGACCAGTTCGCCGATAAAAGCAATACTGATCTTCCACGATATCGCCAGGCTTAATATCAGCCCATTGCGGATACTCGAGCTGAAACTCTTCGAATCGTGACATGTCGATATCCGTTATCCAACGGTAACTATGCCAGCAAAGAGGATCTTCGTAACCGCACCTGGTACAGATCCTCAAGATTTAGTCTCCAGCCCCTTCTTCGCAACGAACAAGGCGAACTTGGCCGCGGACGCAGCCACGTTCAACGCCTCAGAACGGAGACGCTGAAGATCACGTCGCTCCGGCGGCCTCTTAACCTCGTCCCACAGCTCCTCCAACTCCTCCAGGATCACAGCGTAGCCCTCGTGAAGGCTCCTGAAGTCTCCATGCTCCTTCACCATCGCCAGAACCTCATCCTGAATCTCGACAAGAACCTCATGCAAACCGTTTTGTACGCCAGTAGGTAACGCCGTATACACAGCGGTAGGTAACTTCGGCTCTTTGTCTCCAAATTCCGGCTTAGCCCTAAGCTTGTAGTACCTCTGCAGCACAGACGACCTACCGAACTCCCCAGCCAGAATATTGCACCTGTGCGAGACAGTGCCCTTCAGCTGCCCCATGCGCTTCATGAGCCTCGCGTTCTCTTCAGGCGTCCACCTCTGAAAAGTCACGTTGCCTTTCCCCTTCGCATACACGACCTTAGGCTTGTCTGGCTCCAGCTGCCTACCCTTCAACCGCACAAGAGCGCATGTTCCGCCGGGAAGAGACTGGTAAAGCACAACGGCGCCCTCGGCCTTGAGATCCTCTTCCCACTCACGCTTGAACTGCTTGTCTGGAACGACTATGCAGTTACCGTAGACCGAGACCTCGCGCACAGGCCACTTCAAGCGCAGCTCCTCAACAGTCACCATCAGGCCACACGGCTCCTCGGGTACATCCTGTCCCGCCGCTCCCCACTGGTGTTAGGCCTAAGCCTGAGCCTCTGCTTGTGCTGCGGGCACCTTGGCGCTCCCATCCTGTCAAGAACCGCGGTCTCCTTCGCGACGTAGTGGCTGCCACGAGTGCACCAGAAGAACACGTCGTAGAAACGCATCCTAGACGCCTCCGGGACACGAAACCAAAGCGCCGCTCGGAAACGAATGATGCCTTGCAACTGGCTTCAGATCTTGATTCCCGCAGTTCGGGCACTGAGGCCTCAGCAGCATCGTGTTACAGTCGTTACGAGCGTTCTCAACCTCGAAGAATGAAGCCTCGGTAGCGTCAAAGGTCAAGTTGCACTCAAAGCAATGCCACATCTTTTCTCTGGCGTTATTAAGGCAACCTAAATGGTATAGGTGGCCGTTCTTATCAGGGATTAGGTTTCGCTGAATGCGGTTATTGCACTTGTAATACGTGCAGATCCTTTTTTCAAGGGGAACCTTACGGTACAAGAATCGGAAGCTCATTCATCATCCGCCTTCTTGAACTGCTTAAGTTTGTGCGTGCCATCAGGCCAGTGCTCAACATAAAAACGCTTATTGCACTCCGTGCATTCGAACTCGCCGATCTGAACGGCCTTCAGCGCCTCCCTCCTGGAAGTCTTGGAAGTCTCTTCCTCTTCGCCTTTAGCCTCTTCCTTTCCGCCCTCTTCACCAGTTCCAGGCGCAATCGACTGCTCATGCCCAACCCTAACCTCAGCGACAACGGCCTCAGCGCACTCGGCACAGTAGAACTTACCACCTAAATGCACGGGAACACTAGCAACGTCGCCACAACGAGCGCAATTAAACTTGACCAAATCCTCAGGATGCGCGATCGCGTGGATCTCTCTGGAAGTCGGAACCTTGCCCGTCTCGTTGATCTTGTCAAGGATCTCCTCGCGTTTCTCCTCTGGAGCTGCTAGGATCTCTCGAGCCTGCTTCTCCGTAATCTTACCAGTTTCAACATTATCACCCGGGTGATAATCTGAGAGTTTAAGCATCTGCAGGTGCTGAGACACCCAAGGCTGACTCTTCCCCAGCTTCTTCGCAAGCGCCTCCTGCGTGTACCCGAACTGCGTGATCATCATGTCAAGCATCCTAGCCTTCTCCATGTCCGAAAGGTCCTCGCGCTGCACGTTCTCAACAAACTGAACCTCGTAAGCCTCCTGATCCGACAGAACCTTCACGGTCGCAGGGATCTCGGCAATACCTAGCTTTCTGCAGGCCGCAACACGTCTCTCGCCAGCAACGATCTCGAAGGACCCGCTAACCTTCTGACGAACCACAATCGGATGAAGAACGCCAACAGCCCTGATGCTTTCAACAAGTTCCCCGAACTTTTCACCCTCTCCAATACCCTCACGGCACTGAAAAGGCATACTCAGAAGGCTCTTG